TATTTAGATTTAGAAACCTCATTTAAAAATGAAGGAGATTTAATTACACGCTATAGAGAAATGGCTATGCAGCCAGAACTCGAAGCTGCAGTTGACGATATTATTAATGAATCAATCGTGCATGATGTAACGGGAAAATCTGTTACAATTATATTAGATGATCTAGAACAACCAGATAATATTAAAGATATGATTCGTGAAGAATTTGAATTAATTCTTCGTAAACTTAATTTTTCTAACGAAGGGCATGATATTTTTAGACGCTGGTATATCGATGGTCGTTTATATTTCCAAGTATTAATTGATGAAAAACAACCTAAACTTGGTATACAAGAATTAGTTTATGTTGATCCTCGTAAAATTAAAAAAGTTCGTAATGTTGTAAAGAAAAAAGATCCTAGAACTAATGTCGAAGTCGTCACAGGCACTCAAGAATTTTATGTCTATAACGATAAAGCCACTACACTCGGTCAAACATTTATAACCTCACCGACTGATAGTGGAATCAAGATTGCTACTGATTCAATTGTGAACGTAAATTCTGGATTAATGGATCCAAAGAAACAAATGGTTTTATCATATCTACATAAAGCCATTAAACCTTTAAATCAATTGCGTATGGTTGAAGATGCGGTTGTTATCTACCGCCTATCACGTGCGCCAGAGCGTCGTGTGTTTTATATTGATGTTGGCAATATGCCTAAAATCAAAGCAGAACAATATCTTCGCGATATGATGACTAAATTTAGAAATAAAATTGTATATGATTCTTCAACTGGCGAAGTTAAAGACGATCGCAAGTTTATGTCAATGATGGAAGATTTTTGGATTCCACGTCGAGGTGAAGGTAAGTCTACAGAAATTACAACACTACCTTCAGGACAAAATCTCGGTGAATTATCTGATGTTAGATATTTTGAACAAAAATTGTTTAAGTCATTAAACGTTCCTATTTCAAGATTAGAATCAACAACAGGATTTTCTCTAGGAAGAACATCAGAAATTACTAGAGACGAATTAAAATTTATGAAATTTATTGAGAGATTAAGAGCAAAATTTAGTATATTGTTTGACGATTTAATGGAACGACAACTATCATTGAAAGGCATTTGCTCAGTAGATGAATGGAAAGAAATTAGAGAAAAGATTCATTATGATTTCTTAAAAGATAATAATTTTGCAGAATTAAAAGAATCTGAACTTTTAATGTCAAGAATGCAAACTATGCAATTGATAGACCCATACATTGGAACATATTTCTCCAAAGCATGGGTCAAAAAACATGTTTTACATTTGTCTGAAGAAGATCAACAATTGATTGACAGTCAATTAAAAGAAGATGAAATTAATGAGCCTAGTTTGCAGCAACCGATTCCAACTGTTGCAGCTAATAAAGCGAATAACGAATCTGAATCGATTGACAGTTTATTCATGAATCAAATAAATAAATAATATTGGAGTTTTTATGAGCACTTTAGAATTAGTTAATGCTGCAATTTCAGGAGATCGTGACCAAGCGATTTCAAATTTTAATTCTATATTAGCATCTAAAGTATCTGATGCGCTTGAAATTAAAAAAGTTGAACTAGCAACAAATTTATTAACACCACAAGAAGAACAGAATGACACTACAGAAAATTCGATTGATGTTGATGGAACAGATGGGACAGAGCTCTTATCAGAACCAGAACCTCAATCTACAGAAACAGAACAAAACTAAAGATCTTCGAATCAATCAGCTAGTTCGAAGCGGTGGGTTGATGAAACCTAGTGAGATTTCTGCACTTAAGGTTGCAATGATGCGACATAAGAAAGTTGGGGATATAGCAAAATTGCCAAAAAATCAAAGAGATTTATTAAATAGATACTACCAACAAACTAGCGATGCTGCTGTTCAAACACAACAATCATATGCTGCTGTTCGTAAAAACATTAAAGAAGAAAAAATAGAAGAAAGAGTTGCTGTCGCGACAGATCCGCCAATGGTTCTTATTCTAAAGAGACGTGGCGTAAGAATTTTCCCAGACGGAAAACGTGTTGCCTTATATGCTAATGAAAAATTAGGATTATCATTCACAATTCCGTATAGTTCAAATAAACAAGAACAAGAAATTGTTGGTGTTCAATCAGAAGAAACTGAAATGCTCGAGAGTATCGAGCAAGTATCAGCATATGCGCAACAAGAACAACCTAAAGCATCAGCAAAACATATGAAGTTTGCTGATGGATCAAAATTAAAAGTCAGTCATGGTGCAGCAAAAGCCATTCATATGGTGCATGGTGCATTGAATGATGAGAATAAAAAGAAGTTTGCTGATATGCTTACAAGCCCAAAGGGGTTTGAAAAAGCGGCACATTTTGCGTTAAGCAGAGTCAAATTTACAATTGGTGACGAATGAGTATTGTTTCAGAAATTGTAAGAGAAATTATTGCTGAAGCAAACGTCCAAAAAATGGGACGAAAGAAAATTATTCGTGCGCGAGTTCGAGGTGGCAAGGTTCAGCGTAGAAAGGTTGTGTCTGCCGTTAAAGGCTACACAATTCGTCGTGGCAAATTAACTAGAATGACATCGGCAGAAAGAATGCGCCGACGTTTATCGCAAAGAAAAGCAAAAATTAAACGCAAGGCTAAGATGGCGCGTGCATTAATTAAAAGAAAAAGATCTTTGAGAAAAAGAAAATCTATAGGGCTAAAGTAATGAAATTAATTACAGAAAATATTGAAGAAGTCAAATTAATCACCGAAGAAAAAAACGGTGTAAAAACTCTCTTTATTCAAGGTCCATTTCTGGTTGCAGAAATGAAAAATCGTAACGGTCGTATGTATAAAACAGAAACTCTGGCTAAAGAGGTTGATCGTTACAATGAAGAATATGTTACTAAAAATCGCGCATTCGGTGAACTGGGTCATCCAGATTCCCCATCGATCAATTTAGATCGCGTATCACATTTAATCACTTCATTGAAACAAGAAGGAAATCAATGGATTGGTAAGGCGAAAATTCTTGAAACACCAATGGGTAAAATCGCAAAATCTCTTATGGAAGGCGGCGCAACTCTAGGTGTCTCGTCACGTGGAATGGGTTCACTTAAAGAAGTGAACGGTATTAACGTGGTTCAAGATGATTATTATCTAGCCACAGCGGCAGATATAGTGGCGGATCCTTCTGCTCCAGGTGCTTTTGTTCAAGGTATTATGGAAGGAAAGGAATGGGTATGGGATAACGGTAAAGTCAAAGAAGTTGACATTAACGAATATTATACTCAAATTAAAACCGCAAAACAAAAACAAATCGACGATATATCGCTAAAGATATTCGAGAATTTTGTGTCAAAACTTTAAAATTTATAAATAATATTACTTCTTTAGGAGTTAACTAAAATGTCAAAGTCACTATCTGAATCTGCTGCTGAAATTCTTCGTGCGTCCGTCTCTTCGGCTGCAAAAGAAACGGCGCAAAAATTACCTAATGCCGAAGAAGATCTCGGCGGCGCAACAACAGAAAATCCTAATGGCGGAGACGTAGGTAAAAAGTCTGCCGCTGGCGTTAAGGATGCTCCAAAACCAACCCCAAAAGGCGACGCTAAAACTGCTAAAACCCATGCAATGGAAGAAGTAGAAACTCTAGAGTCAACTGATGTTGTTGTCGAATCTAAGTCTAAAAAAGATGACGAAGAGATGGAAGACGAAGAAAATCTCGAAGAAGTCAAGAAAGTAATGATGAAGGGCATGGTTGCTAAGCATAAGGGTTCAATGAAGGAAGATGTCGATGCGCTATTCAATGGCGAATCTCTTTCTGAAGAATTCCGCACAAAAGCAACAACGATCTTCGAAGCTGCTGTTCAATCTCGAGTAGAAAAAGTCGTTGAAGATGTCATCGCCGATAACGATAAAATCCTAGAAGAAGCATTCGAAGAAATCAAACAAGAACTTTCAGAGAAAGTTGATGAATATTTAAACTATGTTGTTGAACAATGGCTTGAAGATAATAAAGTTGCAATCGAAACAGGTCTACGTGCCGAATTGACTGAAGACTTTATTAATGGTCTTAAGAATTTGTTCAATGAGCACTATATCGAAATTCCTGAAGAAAAAATCGATGTAGCAGAAGAATTAGCTGCTAAAGTTGTCGAGTTAGAAGAAGCTGTTGCAAATGCTGCAGCAGAAAAAAATTCTCTAACAGAAGAATTAATGACAGCAAAGAAAAACGAATCAATTCGTAAAATTTGTGAAGGTTTGACCGAAACACAAATTGCGAAAATGAAATCGCTCGCAGAGGGCGTGGAGTTCACCACAGAGGGTGAGTTTAATAATAAGCTCGCAGTAATTCGCGAGAACTACTTCCCAGTCAATAAAGTGATAAGTGAGGTAAAGGTTGCTGAGGAGACATCCGAGCCACAACCTGAAGTAGCACAAGTTCCTTCATATATGCAACATTATGTTAACGCAATTACAAAAACATTACCAAAGTAACAGGGGTATAAAAATGTATCTTAACGAAACACATGCTAAAAAGTGGGCACCTGTTCTTGATCACCCAGAACTCCCAGCGATTAAAGACACATATCGTCGTGCAGTAACTGCACTTGTTTTGGAAAACCAAGAACGCGCCATGGCAGAAGAAGCATCCAATTATGGACGCCTCTTCGAAGCAACACCAGTAAACGTTGCTCCAACATCACCATCATCAGGAAATATCCAGGGTTTTGACCCAATCCTAATTGGTCTTGTTCGTCGTGCACTACCAAACCTAATGGCTTATGACGTTTGCGGCGTTCAGCCAATGACAGGTCCAACAGGTTTGATCTTCGCAATGCGCAGTAAGTATGCTGCACCAGACGGCACAGAAGCATTCTACAACGAAGCAAACACTGTCTTCGCAGGAACAACAAGCGACACAGTTGCTAACGCAATTGTTGGCTTGAGCCAAAACGTTGCTGCAATGACAATGGCAAACACAGGCGTTGGTATGACTACTGCAACTGCTGAACCTCTTAACATGGCAAATATGGCGTTCTCAATCGAGCGCGTATCTGTTACTGCTAAGACACGCGGTCTACAAGCATCATACACAATGGAACTTGCACAAGACCTTAAGGCAATTCACGGTCTCGACGCAGAAACAGAATTGACAAATATTTTGTCAACTGAAATTCTTGCTGAAATCAACCGCGAAGTTGTTCGCACAGTATATGCAACTGCAAACGTTGGTATCCTAGGAGCTGCAACTGCAGCATTCAACCTATCAAGCAGCACTGATACATCAGGTCGCTGGCAGGTAGAAAAGTATAAGTCACTCTTGTTTGCTATCGAAAGAGCATCAAATAAGATTGCTAAGGATACACGTCGTGGTAAGGGTAACTTGCTCATCGTTTCAACCGATGTTGCATCAGCTCTTGCAATGACAGGTCTTCTAGACTACAACTCAGCATTGTCAAATAACACCAACCTAACAGTTGATGATACTGGCAACACATTCGCTGGAACATTGTTCGGTCGGATCAAAGTTTATGTTGATCCATATTCTGTCGCTGGTTCAGACTACGTCGTAGTCGGTTATAAGGGTTCATCACCATATGACGCTGGCTTGTTCTATTGCCCATACGTTCCGCTACAAATGGTTCGTGCTATTGACCCAGACAATTATCAACCAAAGGTTGGATTCAAGACACGCTACGGCATGGTCTCAAATCCATTCGCTGGTGGATCAAATGCTGCATTAGCAGGTGCATTGACAGCAAATACAAACGTATACTACCGCAAGTTTGCAGTATTGAACGTTGCACAATAATTTGCTAAATCGATAATAATAATAAAGCAATGTGACTGGGGGCGGATTCGAAAGGATCCGCCCTTTTTATTTGGCTAAATATAGTTACTCTCGTATGGAGTTAGTAAATGACTGCGCTTAATAGAAATCCATCAAATACAGATTTACTTCAAAGCACTAAATTCAGAGTAGTATTTGATCGCCTTCCTGGTGTAACATATTTTTGTCAAACAGCAAATTTACCTGGAGTTTCTCTTACAGAAATTCCAAGATCAACTCCATTTGTTGAATTGTATCATCCTGGTGAAAAATTAATATATGATACATTCAATGTTACATTTTTAGTAGATGAAGACCTATATGCTTGGACACAGTTACATGATTGGATTAGAGCAATAACATTTCCTACAGAATATGAAGAATATGTGTCATTAGCCAAAACTCCGAATAGTTTTAGTCCATCTAATAGAGTGCCACTCACAAATCAATTTGTGTATTCGCAAGCAACACTGACTATCTATTCAAACAAAAATAATCCAAATTTTAGAGTAAAAATGTTTGATGTCTTTCCAACTACGGTTGGATCAATTATATTCAATACAGGAGATTCCTCAGAAAATATTGTAGTTGCTGACGCAACTTTTAGATTCTCCTACTATAATTATGAAAGAATTTGAGTAATACATTCATACTCGACATAGTCTATTATAGCGATACATCTACAATCTGTCAAACTATTGGTGTATTTGCTTTTATAATTGATTTATAGTATATTATATGTCCGTGTAACAGATCACATATCAATATATGGCTATTGAAACACCTCCACTTGAAGAATTAATGGCGCAATGGGAAAGAGATTCAGAAATTGATACCACAGAGCCAGGCAAAGAAATTTTGCGAATCCCTTTGATTCATAACAAATACAACAAATATCTTTCTTTGCATAATCTTGCAGCTAAAAGAGCAGCATTAGAATACGATAAACTTAAGCGTATCAAATGGATGTATTTCAATGGTAAACTTGACCAAGATGAACTTGATAAACTTGGTTGGGAACCGTTTAGATTTACTCTTAAATCAGACATTGCTGTTTATATTGATGGCGATGATGATTTGAATAAACTCAAACGCAAAAAAGCATATCACGAAGAAGCAGCAAACTTTTGCACTAATGTTATGAAAGAGTTAAACAATCGCACCTGGCAATTAAAAGAGTATATGGGCTGGGAGAAATTCATTCAAGGTGCTCGTTGATGTGTGACGTGAAAATTGAAAAAGTCAATAACATATATGTTCAAGTAAACGCTGATGATAGTATTATACAAGAAATGTCAGAGTTCTTTACTTTTTCAACTCCAGGTTATCAATTTTCCCCAGCTTTTCGCAATAAATACTGGGACGGAAAAATTAGACTCTTAAATGTAAAAACCAAACAAATATATCTTGGTCTCGTGCCATATATCAAAAAATTTTGTAAGGACAATAATTATACATGCGAGTATCTCGATGAAGATAAGGAAATCTACCCTGTTGACACAAAAAATTTGGCAAATGCTCTATCACTTTCGATGGAGCCGAGAGATTATCAGTATCTCGCTTCTAGCGTCGGACTTACGAAAAAAAGAACTATACTCATTTCACCAACAGCGTCGGGAAAATCATTAATCATTTATATGATGATTCGCCACCTGTTGAACACAGGTAAGAAGCGCGGATTGCTAATTGTTCCTACGATCAATCTCGTTACTCAAATGCATAGTGACTTCAAGAACTACTCATCTGTCAATGGATGGGATGTAGAGAAATACTGCCAGAAGATTTATGGTGGCGAAAGTAAAATCCCTGATAGTGATTTGATTATCTCTACATGGCAGTCAATCTATGATATGCCAAAGAAATACTTTGCACAGTTTGATTTTATTATCGGCGACGAAGCGCATACGTTTAAAGCCAAGTCATTGACAAGCATCATGACCAAACTCATCAACTGTGATGTGCGCATTGGCACAACAGGCACACTTGATGATAGTAAGGTAAACAAGTTAGTTCTTGAAGGATTATTTGGTCCGACATTTAAAGTTATTTCTACCAAAGAACTCATTGAACGAAAGCAATTAGCCAACTTCAGCATCAAGTGCATTGTTCTAAAATATCCTGAAGCAACTTGTAAAGCAATCAAAGGATTTACATATCAAGATGAAATGGCTTTTCTTGTGCAACACGAAGCTCGAAATAGATTCATCACTGAACTTGCGTTAAATTTAAATGGCAATAGTTTAGTTTTATTTACTTATGTAGAAAAACACGGTAAACTACTGTATGAATGGATAACTGAAAAAGCAAATGGTCGAAAAGTATTTTTCATTCATGGTGGGGTTGAAGCAGAAGATCGCGAAGCAGTGAGACATATCACTGAACAGGAAAATGATGCGATAATTGTGGCAAGTTACGGAACATTCTCAACAGGTGTGAATATCCGTAACCTACATAATATTATATTCTCCTCACCAACAAAGAGTAAGATTCGAGCATTGCAATCTATAGGTCGTGTGCTACGTCTAGGTGAGAACAAAGATGCTGCTACACTATACGATATCGCTGATGATTTGCGTTATGGTCCTTATACAAACTTCACATTGAAGCACTATGAGGAACGAGTGAAGATCTACAGCGAAGAAAAATTTCCTTTCACAACGAATAACGTAAGGATAAATTAATGTCAGAAGATAAAGTAGAATATAAACCAAGAGGTGAACTTAGATTTGTTCGTCTACGGTCTATCCCAGAAGATCTTATAGGTTATGTCTCGTTTAGAGATCAATATATTGTGATAGAAAATCCACTTAAGATTGAAGTTGAAACGTATTTTGAGGAGGGTCGTCAAGTTTTGGCTATACAAGAATATTTGCCACAAACAGTAATAGAACTCAAAGAAGTTGAGTTTTATTCAGATGAGGTTCTTTTTACCCATCCAGTTAAAGCTGAATTTGTAGAACAATATGAGAACGTTAGTCATTTTTTCTATGGCGATCAGGAAAGAAAATTATCTCAAAAAGAACAAAAAGAAAAAAAACCAACTACCGAACAAACAGAAAAGGTGGTCTCAATACTAGAAGCGCTCGCTAAGAAAGATAAAGGACCAATTCACTGATATGAAGATTAATAAAATTTTAGATCCGTTTTCTTATATTCTAATAGATAATTTTTTAGATGAAGAATCTTATAAAGAAGTATTTACGGAAATAATATCGTTAATTCCTAACTTGCGTTCTCCTGCAGAAACTGGGTCATCTAGAGATAATAATCGATATCGGAAAAGAGGTCTTGGGATTTTTATAGATGATATATTCCAAGATAATCGAAATAATTCCAGCATTTTGACGAATTACGAAAAAAAACTTTCTTCTGTTGATATTGTAAAAGAAATGTTAAACCATGATTGGTTCTTTAAAAATTATTATTTTTCAACAAATCGAGACACGACACTACTACAATCTTATGGAGATGGAGATTTTTACAATGCGCATACAGACGCATCAAATGTAACATTGATTGGTCTTTATCATAAGAAACCGAAGGCATACTCTGGGGGAGAATTAATTTTCCCAACCTATGACATAAAATTTGATTTAGTGGACAATCAAGTTTTATTATTTCCATCACAAATTCCTCATCAGGTATTAGAAATTACTAAAAATGATGATGATGAAGAAACTAATAGATTCACAATTACTAAATTTTTTAATATAATTTAAATATCACTTATGGCTAAAAATCACTATATCAATAACAAAGATTTTCTCAAAGAGATGATCAAATATCGCACAGCAATCCGCAAAGCAAAAAGGCAAGGATTACCTAAACCGCAAATCCCAACATATGTTGCCAAATGTTTTATGATGATTGCTGAAAATTTATCACATAAACCAAATTTTGTATCATATACATTTAGAGACGAAATGATTGCAGATGCAATTGAAAATTGTGTGATGTATGTTGATAATTTTGACACAAAAAAATCTAAAAATCCATTTGCCTATTTCACGCAAATAGTATATTATGCATTCTTACGTCGCATTCAAAAAGAAAAGAAACAATTGTATGTTAAATACAAGGCGACAGAAACTGCTGGTATTCTTGATGAGTTTGAATTGAATGAGAATGAGGATGGAACTTTTAGGCAATTTGAACTTTATGAAAATATTTCAGAGTTTATTGTAAACTATGAGAATGCTCGTAAGGAAAAGAAAGCCAAAAAAGCAGGTCTGGAGAAATTTGTAGATGAAGATAGCAATCCTGGGTGACACTCATTTCGGTATGAGAGGCGATAGTATTGCCTTTCATAATCATTATCGTGAGTTTTATACTAAACATTTTTTCCCTTATTTGGTGGACCATGGAATCAGGACCATCTTTCAACTTGGTGATCTATTTGATCGCAGGAAGTATATTTCTTTT